CTCTTGCGTCGCTCTGTGTATATTGGGCATAGGCGATAAGCGCTTTGAGGGAAGACTATGTTCTATCGAATTGTTGACGAGTTTGATAACGTAATTGAAGATTTTGCCAATTACGAAAAGGCATTTGATAAAACTAAAGTTCTAGAAGATAATCATCCCCATGCGCGATATACAATCTATAGAATAGACACGGTATATTTTACGGATTAGTCCGGCAGAACTATCCGATTAAGAACCGTACAGCGGCACTGAATAGTTTCTGAACCTGGAGCCCCTAGCGACCTATCGCCGGGGGCTTTCAGTCGTGCGCCTGTCAGAGGCGAAATAAAGGGTGTATCGACGCCACGAACCTTCTGACCGTCTAAGCCACCGTGCTTATGAGTGTTGCGGGTGCGATTGTCTTTCGTGGCAACCCACGTCCGCTCTACAGCGTCTTCGCCAAGACCAACGTTATCGAGTTGTTGGCGAAGGGCTTCGCTGCGCCCATTCGAGACAGCTTCGGCAGCTTCGGTACGCGCAATCACCTGAGCGCGATAAGCGACGTACTTTTTCTTGTAAGCCGCAACCATCTTCTGAATCTGGTCTTCAGTAAGTGGCTTGTCTTTAGCGCTACGAACCGAACCATCAAAGCGCTTGTCGCGTAGATCGCGATTCAGAGCCTCTGCCGAGCCTTCACGAAGAAGCCGTTCGTAGTTCTTGACGGCGTTAAGTTGACGCTCTGTCAAGCCAAGATTGTCTTTGATACGCTGAGCGGTCTTCCGTGCGCCAAAGCCTTCGTTCTGCCCTTCGATAAGAGCTTCCGTAACGACGGCTCGTGTGGATTCGTTGATTTCACGAACCAAGCGGCTCGCTTGTTGATTCACAAGCTCAGCGGCACGGGGATTGCCAGGATTGAAGCTGATACCGACAACCGGCCCGCCATTCGGGAATGCCTGTTGCACGACACGCGCTAGATCAGGAGCGATCATGTCGGTTTCGAATCGGGCTGCGGCGATAACCGCGTCAAACACGGTGCCCTGAAACGAAACAGCAAATTGGTCTAGATAAACCGGAATGTCTGCTTGGCGCTCTGCGGCGATCAATCGCGCGATTTCCGCAACGAGATCGTCAGATGCCATTTTTTGTAGGTAGGTGAGAAAGGCGCGGAGAAAGCCGTTCTCAATTCGCTTGACAAATTCGCGAATAGCTGCTAGATCGTCATCTCGCGCTTTTGCGATAGAGGAGAAATGCAGCATGGCAACCGTTGAAGCTCGCTTGTATCGGATTGAGTATGAAGCTTGTAAAGCCGGCTCTTATCCAGCCGGAGCAGTGGAATTTATTCTTAGTGAAAATTCTATTTTTATTAGAACTCTTGAAGGCGATTCAAAGATAGAATTTAAAATTCTAGATGAATTCTTCTTTCAAGGAGAAGAAAAGGATGGTCTTATCAAATTCCTGACCAATAACCCCATCGCTGATCAGCCCGAGAACACTCGTTAACGCCTGAAACGAAACTTCCACCGACGCCGGCTGTTGAGCTTGTGCCGGTGGAGCCTAGATATGATCTGACAATTTCCATGATCTCTAGCGGAAAGCGATTATTCGACGCTGAGGAGAAATCTCGGAAGTACTCGATATCCGCCGACCCTGCTTTCAGTCGTTTGGTCGAGGAAGCTGTTGTCGCGTTCGCCACAAAGTCTGCTTCGCCCGAAGCCAGCAATGCTGCGATGAGAATTGAACCATTTACGATCCCTTCAACTAGAACGCGCTTCTCAAACGTATCATAGGCGGCTTTCCAGCGCTGCCTATCTAGAATACGTGTGCTCTCGACTAGGCGACCAGCCTGTTCATCTGGGGTCTGAGCACTCCATGCGGCGTAATATGAAGTAGGAATTAGGTAAGAAGAGGCTTCATCGATGCTCGCATATGTCGAATAAGTGTTACCTTGAATGATGACTTGCGGCATGTGAAACCTCTATTGTTGAATTATACACGATTTATTTTCGTTTGTCAAGTGGGGTTGACAAGTTTATGTTGTGGGTTCAGCAGCATAGAGGTTGACTTTAGCGCCTTGTGCGCTTCCTCCACTTAAGTTAAATCCGCTGAGCGCAGTTACTATTGAATTAACGCCCGTAATAACAGCGGTAAGAATGCCGTTTACAGGTTGAATCACTGGAAGATTCTTAAGTCGATCTGCATAGATCGTTACAGAAGTCTTTGAAACATCTGTAACGATAACGTTCACGCGATTCAAACCAGCCGTTTCTTGCACCATATGAGCAATGACCGGAACGTTTTCAAATGGTTCTGAAAATGTCCAAGTTGCATAGCCGTTTGCGGCAATTGTTACAACATTGCGCTTGACCCGTGCCTTGTGCGTATGATCTTCGCGCGCATATCGCGTAGACGTACCCATGTTCTGCACTAGGTCCGTCGCGGGCGGGGACGATGTAGCTGGATCAGGAACCTTGATCGCGGCAACGGCTTGCGATAGCGTATCGACCTGAGATTTAGCGGCCAAACCCGACACGTCAGGAATTCTGGCAGAAAGAGCGGTTACGCTTGTGGCGGTTGCTAGATTTGAAACGTCGGGAATGCGAGCTGAGAGAGCCGAAACAGAAGCGCTTGTTGCTAGGTTGCTGACATCGGGAATCTTGGCATTGATAGCACTCAGGGCGTCTTTCGTTGCCAAACCCGACACGTCAGGAATCTTGGCCTCAACCGTAGACAAAGCCGTTTTCGTTGCCAAGCCTGAAACATCGGGAATACGGCTACTGAGAGTGCTAACCGCATCCTTGGTTGCAAAGCCGCTTACATCGGGAATGCGAGCGGCAATTTGTGAAACATCGCTATGAGTGGCGAGGTCAGCCGTACTAGGAATAGATGCCTGAACTTGAGCGATTGCATCTTTCGTGGCAAAATTCGATACGTCTGGCATATGGATAGAAGATACCATATCCATGAGCGAATCAAGATCGGCTTGCGTTGCAACGTTTTTGAGTTGTTCTTGGCTTACAGCTTTTTCAAGAGCGCTTTGCAATGCCGCTAAGGCTTGCTGAGTAGCTGGCAGAGCGTCCGCTGCCATTTGCATGGCGTTGAGGCGGTCGTTAAGCTCAGCAAGAGCGGCGGGATCATCAGAAAGCCCTAGAATTTGCGTTCGAAGGGCTTCGATTTGTGCTTTTAGCGATCCAACGGAGGGGCGAAGATTCAGCATCACCACACCGTCAGAACGTAAGAGGAGTTGTCGGTAGCGGCTTTGATTTCGTATCCACCTTCGGGGCGAAAATCAGGTGAAAAGCTATCGCCGTATCCAGGCAAGCGAGCGCCAGTTACATTCGAACCGCTGATTCGGATTGACAACTCGCTTTGTGACGTGTTTTGAACTAAGAAGCCTTGGCGCTCGTTGCTAGGATCAAGGAGAAGTGTCCAATCCGTATTGGCGACTTCATCGCTCATTTCAAGATTTTCGTCATTAGGAACCGGAATTTCTCCGGTCCCTGCTTTAGCTGTTTCGAATTCGATTTTATTCCAGCTCGGCATATTTTACCCCTTTAGACATTTGCGAGGAAAAGGGTCGGGATTTTAGTAGGACCAGGACTGAATTCGATGGACCTTGATGTTCTGAACGGCCATAGCATCGCTCATTGGCATAATAAAGTTGGCTGACTGTGAGAAGGTCATCATACCCATTGCTAGATTTATACCAAGCTGGTGTGGGAAGTCGTGTTCAACCGACCAATCGCTTTCACAAACAACGACTCCATCCAAATAATGAAGAACCTTGCTGTCAGTCCAAACGATTCCGTAAGTGTGCCGATTTCCGTCAGTCAAAGCCGTGTCTAGTGTCAAGACAGCACGATCAGCCGTGAGCATTTTGACATCAGCCGAAGACGTTTCCCAAGTTGCCTTCAGAGCGCGGTGACGGTTCGGCGTGGCAGAGATAGAGTCTACGTTGCCCTTTCGCGAGTAGGGCATGGAGTGACAGTTGCCGGTCCAAGCCCTACCGCCAAGGCCGGTGCGGCCAAAGCACTCATAGATATCAATCTCGTTCCAAGGAACAGAATTTGTTGTAGACTGTCCGTCACCATTTGGACCTGGACGCCAACCGTATAGCCAGATTGCAGGGAAATATCCGAAGGCAGCGGTTGGATTGTTTGTGAGGTACGTGTCAATATCAGTCTTCTTATAGATGCCACCGAAAGGCGGTGCCGCCCAAGTCTGGACCGGCTGACTCATCTCTACAAGAATCGCCTGAACGCTGCGCTTGCGAGTGCTACCATCAGTAAGAGTATCAAAAAGCTGCGGGCCGTAATTCTTTCGCGACCAAATTTGGCTTGAAGACAAAC